ACGCCGCAGCTTGTTGAATACCGTGCAAACCACCATGGTTCGCGGTGTTCACATCATTCAGCATGTTGCAAGCAACACTGATGATATTCACACCATTCATCGCCGTGGTGGTCGTATACAATCCACGCGGATCAGTCGTGGTCGTGGTAGCGGGATCAACCACGCTTGGTGCTTGCAGTGTGCCAGCAGCAACAAGTGCACCATTCCCAATCTCATACACTGCGCGAATAGTCTTGTATGGCAAACCCAGCTTAACACCAGTGCCGATGCTCAGCGTAGTAGCAGCAGCGGTATACGCCACGTTGCTAAAGTATTTGAACGCCTTATTCCCAATAACAGGCGTCGCGCCATTCAGCGTAATGGCTTCACTAATCGGCTGACCGAGATAGTCCCAGCCATTCACAGTAATCACGGTAGCATTCGCAGCACCCGCAACCACCTGAATGCAACGACCATATGCTTCAGGAATAACGGCAGCACTAAGATCAGCCGAAGTGCCTGTCGCAATACTTGCAGCATTCAACACGCTGGTTGCATTCGCGGCAAGCGGTGCACCGAAGTTCACACGTGTTTCACCGTTGTAGTTCACGTCCGCGCTATACTGCATCGCAGGCACATACATGTTGATGCGACGCGGGAAGTTAGTAGCATTAGCCATCAAGTTAGGCATCGAGATTTCCTTCCATGATCTCAGTCAATCCACCAGTGCCACCAGCACGTGGACGATTGAACTGCTTACGTTCCACGATCTCCTTCGGTGTCAACACCATGTTGTCTGGCACCTCTTCACCACTGTTCATATCAACCAAACGTGGTTGACCATGCACACCGATACGCGCCAACTGCTCAGTATCATCAGCAGCCACGAACAGGCTATGACCTTGTGGAAAATAAATCATATAACCGTCCTCAAACTCCTCCTTCTTAGGAACAAGTTTGCGCGTGATCACTTCCTTATTCTGCAACGGTCCAACCTTACGAATATCCTCTTCGACATGCATGACCATGCGCCAGAATTTACCAGCAATCTTCTCGACTTGGAACGAAGGCTTAAAATCCAAGTTGGATTGGGGCATTATTTCTTGTCCTTCTTATCATCCGACTTAGCATCGGTTGGCTTCTCACGTGGTTCACCTGGACGCGGTGTTGACTCAGGCAGCTTATCAGGTGCACGTGTAACACCACCTTCTGGTGGCGGCTGTTCTACTTCTGGTTCAGGCGCAACGATCACATTCACATCGCTGGCATAGCTTGTTGCATTTGGATAAGCATTCAACACCTGTTGATGCTCTACGCTACCAGCAACAATCTCAGTCTGCCCAGGCTGCGTCTCGTCATAGCCTTCTAGCTGTGGTTCAGCTTCGATCAACGCTTTGTCTTGGCCTTCTACAGCTTCACGCTGCCGTGTCTTGGCATCAGCAATAGCCTTATCTCTGGCTTCATTCCGTTTCGGATCAGGCATCTTCTGTCTCCTAGTTGGTCAACACGGCATGTGTGCGGAATGCACGCCACAGGCACCACTGACCTTGCCACACCACACGACTGCCTACTGCATCCACGTTCCATGGAGCGATAAGTTCCTTGACCTTCATGTTCACACCACGCAGCATGTGCAAACGCAGATACTTATCGTTGATGAAGTATGCATAGTTCACGGGGCAATCCTCATCATACATGATCGGTGCACCGTTATGCATCACGCCTTCAAACCCAAGGTCGAACATGCGCTTACCAGCCTTACCCTCACTGAGCGGAATGGTCAGCTTATCGCGCACAGCTTGCCGATACATGCGGTAGATATTACGACCAGCGAGAATGATGCTCGGCTTATCCCCCTTCAGTGTAAGGTCCATGAGAATGTCGTCGAACACTTCTTCAATATTCGTGCTGTCCAGACCTCCACCAAATACGTAAGCACTAGTGCGCCATTGAGGCTGAGTAGCACGATTAATACCACCCAGAGTGCCGGTAGTTGGGTTCGTGGGAATAAGGCTTCCCAGGCCGAGAGGATCAGTGCCGCCACCAACAGCATACAGATATTGGCTAAACTTATCCTTGATAGACTCCTCCAGGACATTCATCTTCTCCTTCATCAGTTTGAAGATGGCGGCGGCTCCGTTATTCTCGTCTTGCTCCTGGTCACTGATGATGACTGATCCGGCAACGCGCGAGTATCCATACTCAACCGTGTCGAACTCATCGGTTTGGTTGACGGGAAGGGGAGTATAGTAGCTATACGACGTGATGTTCGGGTTGCGGCCGACGACGAGCGGATTGGTAATATTGTAACCACCATCCTCATACTCCACACGGTCGTTAGCAAACACCCATGCCATCAACGCATTCGACTTGATCGAAGCCATTACCAACTTGCGTCGTGACTTACTCAGTGTGCTGTGCAGAACATCTGCTACAGCGGGGATAATCGTTCCAACAGGCATAGCCTACCTCATCAGTTTAAGTTGACACCATGTTCTTGCATCGACTGCCTGATGATATCAGACCAGGATGCATTCTCGTTATGCTGCGTAACCGCGCCGTTACCTACGGGTGCGGTTGGTTGTTGCACACTACGACCACCTGGTAGTGGACGTGTTGGTGCCGGTTGCTGCGTCTGCTGAGGTGTAGGCTGCTGCCGTTGTGCAGCTATTTGCTGCTTCAACGGTTGTGTCCAATCGAGTTGGTTCTCGTGTGCCCACCTAATCATCTTGGTATAGGCACTGGAGAGGGACAATCCAGGCTGAGCCTGAAGCATTTCGGACAGAACGTCAAGGTTCTGATGTGCCTCATCATTCTCACCGAGGAAGGTATCGAGATCGACCTGTGCACGTTGTTGCGCCTCTTGTTGCGCACGTGCCTGTTCACGTTGTTCGGTCAACGGCTGCATCTTACTATCGATCATGCGCTGAATAGCATTCATGTCGATGCCGGGACTAACACCTTGTTCCAAGAACGGGATCGGATAGCCCTTGCTCTTCACTTCCGCGACCAGCGACTCCAGCGTCTTCACTGGATCACGCATAAACTCAGCCATAATCTGAACGGCAACCACCTGATCCTGTGGCGACACATTCAGTCGTTGCGCTTCTTGCGTTACTTGATTAACGCTACCAAGTCGTTGCGTTGCCTGCTGCAACTGTTGCTTCAGTTGGTTGTTCTCACGTGCATGGCGTTGACCTTCCTCATACACGCGACGCTCAATACCACCTTTGGCTACAACTCTTCCACTGATTGGATCAACAAGATCGCGCGTGTTTGGTTGTTCAGCATTCGGAACCTCAACCAAACCATCATGCCTGCGACGAACTGGCGTTGTCGGCTGTGGTTGTGCACCATCCGGGGCAGCACTCGTCTGCGCACCAGTGGGAGATGCACTTGTCTGCGCACCACTATCACTACCACCGCTATCAGGCGCACTACCACTATCCGTCTCCACGTCATCATGGATGTCGGGTATACCGCTAAGGATTGTGTCTTCTGTCGATCCGCTCATGCTGCTGTCCCCTGTTGTGTGCTGCCTTGTGCTTGCAGCATTTGCCTAAATATCTCGGCTGGTGGAATGCCCTGTTGCAGTGCATTACCAATAGCTTGTAGAACAGGCGGTGGTAGCTGTTGCAACGCTTGCACGACCTGCGCAGCTACTTGCATACCACCACCTGCCTGCGGTGCACCGGGCTGGACACCATCTGGCGTTGGTTGTCCAGGGGAACTAGCACCATTACCAACAGGAGGTTGCTGTCCCGGCGCTCCACCTTGTTGAGACTGAGCCATCATCTGCACTTCAGCAGCTATGCTGTCCCAGTCTTCTTTCGTAATAACGAACTCATCGAATGCCTCGCTCATCATCTTCAACGAGACCTTCAGTGCACTGGCAGGAGCAGCACGCACATACTGCGCCATAACCTGTCCAATTTGCACAGCCTGCTGCTTCTTCTGCTGACTGGTCAACTTCTGTGTGCTACCACCTACCACTTGCACACTAAACGCACTGTAATCGCGTAGATTATCCAGCGGACGCCAGAACTCCGCAACATCCAGGCCGGTCAGTTCCAACACCGTTTGTGCGTCCATGAACTTCAAGCAAAGCTGCGCCAACTTCCAACCAACATCACCAAGTGCATCCTCAATCGCATCCAGACGCATGTCCATGCGCATGTTGCCTTGCGTGCTATAGTAATCGATGGCCTTATTCGTCGTGTTGGTCTTAAATTCACCCCCGCGTTCTACTTCATTCGTGGCCGCGATGCGATCCACGCTCATATACAAGTC